TTGGCGTTTTCGCCGCGCTTTTTGTATTTTCCATCGTTAAGAGAGTGATGAAGTAAGACGGCATGTACTACCAAGTCGGAAATAAATGTCTTGAGAAGCACCAGGCTGAAAACCTTTATTTCAGCTTGGTAGTACCAAGAATCAAAGAAAACGGACAGATTGTCAGGCCGGAATATAACGGCAGCCTGTGGAAGATGTCGGACGGTCAGCCGCTAAGGCTTTTATTGGCGGAATGCAGTCTGAAAGACAACCTGCAAAGCGGCCTTGAAACAGGCTGGATAGTATTCGGCATCCTCGCGTCCGTTTACTTTGTTTCCCTGCTGAAAAAGGTTTTGAAATGATGGATTTTTATTTTTATCTCGGCGTTTCCGTACCCGTATTAATCGGGGCGGTTCTGTTTAAGAATTGAGCGCATGAAGTTATGGTGTCAAAATCAGGCTTTCAAAACAATCATTGAAAGGCAGAACCATGAACAAGCCGTTTATCACTCAGGCGCAGTTGGCACTTTATAAATATCAGCCGTCTAGCAAGTATTTTGGGCAATCGATGGCGGTTATAGCGCAATCTGAATTTGTTGAATTTGCGAAGATTAATAAGTCTGAAAATGTTATTGATTGTTTCTCTTTTTTCTGGAATAGAAGAATTAAACATGATATTTGGCTAATCTCATTTTCTGATAATTCAGAAATGGTAATTAAAGAATCCCTGAAAGATGGTCATAAAATATACAAATTTGAATTTTGCGAAATTGTCGATAATTGCAATTTTGATGATGTATTCGTTTGAAGCGAATGCAAATGCAGTAAAAATATCTGAAACTGTTTCAGTTGATACCGGACAAGGTGCGAAAATTCATAAGTTTGTACCTAAAAATAGTAAAACTTATTCATCTGATTTAATAAAAACGGTAGATTTAACACACATCCCTACGGGCGCAAAAGCCCGAATCAACGCCAAAATAACCGCCAGCATTTCCCGCGCCGGCGTATTGGCGGGGGGCGGCAAACTTGCCCGCTTAGGCGCGAAATTCAGCACAAGGGCGGTTCCCTATGTCGGAACAGCCCTTTTAGCCCATGACGTATACGAAACTTTCAAAGAAGACATACAGGCACGAGGCTACCAATACGACACCGAAACCGACAAATTTGTAAAAGGCTACGAATATAGTAATTGCCTTTGGTACGAAGACGAAAGACGTATTAATAGAACCTATGGCTGCTACGGCGTTGACAGTTCGATTATGCGCCTTATGTCCGATTACAGCAGATTCCCCGAAGTTAAAGAATTGATGGAAAGCCAAATGTATAGGCTGGCACGTCCGTTTTGGAATTGGCATAAAGAAGAACTGAATAAATTAAGTTCTTTGGATTGGAATAATTTTGTTTTAAATAGTTGCACATTTGATTGGAACGGCGGAGATTGTTCGGTCAATAAAGGTGATGATTTCAGAAATGGGGCTAATTTTTCCCTTATCCGCAATCCGAAATACAAAGAAGAAATGGATGCCAAAAAGCTGGAAGAGATTTTATCGTTGAAAGTCGATGCCAATCCCGACAAATACATAAAGGCAACCGGTTATCCCGGTTATTCCGAAAAAGTAGAAGTCGCACCCGGAACAAAAGTGAATATGGGTCCCGTCACGGACAGGAACGGGAATCCCGTTCAGGTTGTCGCAACATTCGGCAGGGATTCGCAAGGCAACACCACGGTGGATGTTCAAGTAATCCCGCGTCCCGACTTGACCCCCGGAAGCGCGGAAGCACCGAACGCACAGCCGCTGCCCGAAGTATCGCCCGCCGAAAACCCCGCAAACAACCCGAACCCCAATGAGAACCCCGGCACGAGCCCCAATCCCGAACCCGACCCCGATTTGAATCCCGATGCAAATCCCGATACGGACGGACAGCCCGGCACAAGACCCGATTCCCCCGCCGTTCCGGGACGCACAAACGGCAGGGACGGCAAAGACGGAAAGGACGGCAAAGATGGCGGCCTTTTGTGCAAATTCTTCCCCGACATTCTCGCTTGCGACAGGCTGCCCGAGTCCAATCCGGCAGAAGATTTAAATCTGCCGTCTGAAACCGTCAATGTAGAGTTTCAGAAATCAGGAATCTTTCAAGATTCCGCACAGTGTCCCGCACCTGTCACTTTCACAGTGACTGTGCTTGATTCAAGCAGGCAGTTCGCGTTCAGCTTTGAGAACGCATGTACCATAGCCGAACGGCTAAGGTACATGCTTCTCGCCCTTGCTTGGGCGGTTGCCGCCTTTTTTTGTATCCGCACAGTATCTCGTGAAGTCTAGCAGGCGCAGCACCGCCGGGCTTCAGTAACTTGTGCCAAGGCAGGGGGAGGACGTCCAGAAAGATTTGTAAAGACGGCTTTATCGTCTTTATAAATCTTTTTGGATACCCCTTGCCGCCCCGCCAAAAGAACACACTCTGCTGCAAGGGCAGGTGGTAAGGCGCGCGCCTTTTGCGCCGTTCCCCCTGCCCCCGCGGCGTCGCAAGTGAGACTGGGGGTGCGGGGGCTAGTCCCCGCAAAGCCTTTCAGCTTCGGAAGCCACGGCCGAAAGGCAGGCGCAGCACTGCCGGTCTGAGCGGAAGCCAGGCTACAGGCAGGCGCAGCACCGCCGAGCTAGGCGGAAGCCAGGCTACAGGCAGGCGAAGCACCGCCGGTTGGGCGGAAGCCACGGCCGAAAGGCAGGGCGAAGCACCGCCAGGCTTAGGCGGAAGCCACGGCCGAAAGGCAGGCGAAGTACCGCCGGTCTGGGCGGAAGCCATGGTAAAAGGCAGGCGAAGCACCGCCGGGCTTCAGTAACCTTTGTTCAGGCAGGGGGAGGATGTCCGTAAAGAATCGTAAAGGCGGGGTTTTTTCGCCTTTATGATTCTTTATGGATACCCCTTGCCGCTCGGACAAAGAAATACACTCTGCCGCAAGGGCAGGTGGTAAGGCGCGCGCCTTTTGCGCCGTCCCCATGCCCCCGCGGCGTCGCAAGTGAGACTAGGGGGTGTGGGGGACTAGTCCCCCGCAAAGCGTTCAGCTTCGGAAACTTTGGCCGAAAGGCAGGCGAAGCAGCGCACTTTGCGACGAATGTCGCAAATAGCCGAGAAGCGCGGGGGGATTGGCGATAAGCGCGAGGGGGGGGTCCCCACAGCGCCGCCGCGCCGCGAATGCGGCGCAAAATCTTTCAGATTAAGAAACATTTGTTTAATGAGGCAACCGTGCCTTTTAAGAAAGGGATAGCAAATGAAATTGTTGGCCGCATTGATTCCGCTTTTGATGAGCGTGGCAGGCCGTATATTGACTGCATTAGGCTTGATGGCGGTAACCTATTCAGGGGTGGATAGATTGGTAGCCCATTTTCAGCAGGCGATAACCAATAGCATAACGGGCGCGCCTCAAGCGATGTTGCAGCTTTTTTATATAAGCGGCGGTGGAACCGTTCTTAATATCCTGTTTGGTGCGATCGCCTTTATTCTGTCATTTAAACAAATGACAAAACTAGCAACCTCAATCGGGAAGAAAAAATAAATGGCAGAGATCTGTTTGATAACAGGCACGCCTGGTTCAGGGAAAACATTAAAAATGGTTTCCATGATGGCAGGCGATGAAATGTTTAAGCCTGATGAAAACGGCATACGCCGTAAAGTATTTACGAACATCAAAGGCTTGAAGATACCGCACACCTACATAGAAACGGACGCGAAAAAGTTGCCGAAATCGACAGATGAGCAGCTTTCGGCGCATGATATGTACGAATGGATAAAGAAGCCCGAAAATATCGGGTCTATTGTCATTGTAGATGAAGCTCAAGACGTATGGCCGGCACGCTCGGCAGGTTCAAAAATCCCTGAAAATGTCCAATGGCTGAATACGCACAGACATCAGGGTATTGATATATTTGTTTTGACTCAAGGCCCTAAGCTTCTAGATCAAAATCTTAGAACGCTTGTACGGAAACATTACCACATCGCTTCAAACAAGATGGGTATGCGTACGCTTTTAGAATGGAAAATATGCGCGGACGATCCCGTAAAAATGGCATCAAGCGCATTCTCCAGTATCTATACACTGGATAAAAAAGTTTATGACTTGTACGAATCAGCGGAAGTTCATACCGTAAATAAGGTCAAGCGGTCAAAATGGTTTTATACTCTGCCAGTAATAATATTGCTGATTCCCGTTTTTGTCGGCCTGTCCTATAAAATGTTAAGTAGTTATGGAAAAAAACAGGAAGAACCCGCAGCACAAGAATCGGCGGCAACAGAACATCAGGCAGTATTTCAGGATAAAACAGAAGGCGAGCCGGTAAACAACGGTAACCTTACCGCAGATATGTTTGTTCCGACATTGTCCGAAAAACCCGAAAGCAAGCCGATTTATAACGGTGTAAGGCAGGTAAGAACCTTTGAATATATAGCAGGCTGTGTAGAAGGCGGAAGAACCGGATGCACATGCTATTCGCATCAAGGGACGGCATTGAAAGAAATTACAAAGGAAATGTGCAAGGATTACGCAAGAAACGGATTGCCGTTTAACCCATATAAAGAAGAAAGCCAAGGGCGGGATGTCCAGCAAAGTGAGCAGCACCATTCGGACAGACCGCAAGTTGCCACGTTGGGCGGAAAGCCGTGGCAAAATCTTATGTATGATAATTGGCAGGAGCGCGGAAAACCGTTTGAAGGAATCGGCGGGGGCGTGGTCGGATCGGCAAACTGAAGAAAACGGCAAGAGAGAAAAAAGACCCGTAAACCGTTTGAATATAGACGGCTTACGGGTCTTTGTTTCGCGCAAAGCAAGGGCTAAGGCAGTCAGGCAGCAAATCCCGCAATGTATTAAAACAGACGCGTAGAAATGCCGGCTGCCTTTATCCATCCTCAAAATTGAATATCATCCTAGCCGTATCAAGGCTGTATAAATAAGGAAAATACCAATGAATATAATCGGGCTGGACATCTCAAAGGATACCATAGACGCAACATTGCATAAAACAAACGGAAGTATCCATTACATTAAATTTAAGAATAATGATGATGGATTAAAACAGTTTAGATTGTGGATAAAGGGAAACAGAATCAGAAAAGCCTATATCGGCATGGAGGCAACAGGCATCTATTACGAAAAGGCAGCAGATATGCTTTCTTCCTACTATACCGTTTACGTTATCAATCCCTTAAAAATCAAGGACTACGGGAAAAGCAGGTTTAACCGTACCAAAACCGACAAAGCAGATTCAAACCTGATAGCAGATTACATAAAAAGGCATCAAGATACATTGATACCGTATCAGATACCCAAAAACAAAGCACTGCAAAAACTGATTAACCTTAAAAATCAATTACAGCAACATCAGAAGCAAATTAAAAACCGTCTTCATAGCACTGAAGAAGACTTCATAAGGAACATACATCAAGACTTGATAGATACCATACAGGACAAGATGGAACAGGTAAAAATAGCCATATCCGAACAAATCAAAAAACAAACGGACAATAACCATTACCGCAATCTTCAAACCATCCCGAGCATAGGCAAAGACACCGCATCAGTTCTTTATGCGCAACTGACAGAAAAACATTTTAAAACCGCAAACCAGTTTGTATCCTATGCCGGATTAAGTCCCGCCATCATACAATCAGGGACAAGCGTAAGAGGTCGGGGCAGATTGAGCCGATACGGAAACAGACGATTAAAAAGTACGCTGTATATGCCCGCCCTTTGTGCTTACCGTTTTAACGCATTTCCGAAATTAATAAATAATCTGAAAAAAGCGGGTAAGCCAAAGATGGTAATCATCGTTGCCATCATGCGCAAACTGGCGAAGCTCGCCTATTACATTGTTAAAACCGGCCAGCCTTACGATGCGGAAAGACACCGATTGAATCAATAAAATTCAACAAAATTAAACGGTTACGCGAATATATTTGTGTAACCGTGCATTTGCATATCGTAAATAAACGTAAATAAAAATAACAATATAAATCAGTATATTGCAACTTTGTTTTTTATTTTGTGTTGACGGGCAACATATCATCTGCGCGGGAATGACGGCTGCAGATGCCCGACGGTCTTTATAGCGGATTAACAAAAATC